AACCCTGCCACTGGCAAATTAAATCTAGATGCCAAATGTAAAATGTGTGGCAATGCATATAAAGATCATTTTAATTTCGAGCCTGCAGGCGATCCAAATGGAAAGGTCACGTCCACTAAATTTAGACATATGGCGAATCCAACAGATGAGTTTTTTCCGGGTTTGAACGGAACACCAACAACTCCACAAGCTCAAGCACAAGCGGCGGCAGGTAATACACCAGCGGCAAATGATGCGACTTCATTAACAGCGGAACTAGACAAAGCGGCAGGTAATACACCAGCAGGTGGAAGTGATATGATGACTGGTAGAGATATTATGGGACGTCCAGTTATGAAAGGTAGTCCAAACGATGTATCCGGAAAAGAGGATCCATTAAAAAAGGTAGGTGGACTAGCAGAGAATGATGAACTAGCTCGTTGGCTTAAAATAGCTCGCGGACGTTAATCAAATAAATGGCAAGATTCGTCTTGCCATTTCCACCTCTAAAGGTTGTGTTCATAAGATAATTAGTATATAATAGGCTTATAGTTAAGGAGACTTACATGTCAGGACGTTCATACGGTGCAGAAGAAAAGGCAAAACTAGAAAGATTAATCGCAGAGGGTTCAACCGTTTTGCGTGAAGTAGAAGATTTACAAGAAGGCTTGAAGGATACAGTTAAGGCAGTAGCAGAAGAATTGCAAATCAAACCATCAGTTATTAACAAAGCCATTAAGATTGCACATAAAGGTGACTGGGCGGCTTACAATGAAGATTGGGAAGAGATTGAAGCAATTTTGGATATCACTAAGCGTATCTAATAAGTAGTACATAAGAAAGGTAAGGCAGGCCATAAACTGCCGTGTAGGTATTTGTCAGCCTAAAATGACATATGGAGAATAAATGAGCTATGTAGACGCATGGTTTGACCGCGAGAATGATCTCATCAAAGTGGTTGAACGCAATAAGAAAGGTGAACGTGAATTCAGGGACATTCCTGTTAAGCACACGTTTTACTACAAAGACCCTCGGGGCAAATTCCAATCTATTTACGGAGATCCATTAAATCGGATTATCTGTAAGAACACTAAAGAACTACGCAAAGAGCAAGCTATTAATTCAGGTAAGCAGTTATTTGAATCTGATATCAATCCAATCTTTAGTACACTAAGCGAACATTACTTAAATCAAGATGCCCCAAAACTAAATGTAGCATTTTTCGATATTGAGGTAGACTTCGATCCAGAACGTGGCTATGCAAGTCCAGATGATGCATTCATGCCAATCACTGCCATCGCCGTCTACCTACAATGGATGGAAACTATGGTTTGCTTGGCTATTCCTCCCAAGAAACTTCCAATGGAAGAAGCCAAGGAGATGGTTAAAGAATTTCCCAACACATATTTGTTTGATAACGAAGCAGACATGTTGGATATGTTTTTAGACCTAATTCAAGATGCTGACATACTAAGTGGTTGGAACAGCGAAGGCTTTGATATTCCGTATACTGTTAATCGAGTAACCAAAGTATTGTCAAAAGAAGATACAAGACGTTTTTGCTTGTTCAATCAATTTCCCAAGCGTAGAGAATATGAAAAATTCGGACGCCAATCAGTTACCTATGACTTTATAGGTCGTGTACACTTAGACAGTCTTGAACTGTATCGTAAGTACACTTATGAAGAACGTCACACATATCGACTGGACGCTATTGCTGAATATGAATTAGGCAAGCGTAAAACACAATACGAAGGAACGCTCGATCAATTATACAACAATGACTTTAAAACATTTGTTGAATACAACATTAATGACTGTAAACTGCTTGATGATCTAGATAAAAAACTAAAGTTTATGGATCTTGCTAATACACTAGCACACGAATGTACTGTATTGCTACAGACTACAATGGGTGCTGTTGCAGTTACTGAACAAGCTATTATTAACGAATGCCATCGCAGAGGTTTCCAAGTTCCTAATAGAACTAAAATGGACGATCGTGAAGATAACGAAGGTGCGGCTGGTGCGTATGTTGCTTATCCCAAAGAAGGCATACATGACTGGATTGGGTCTCTAGACATTAACAGTCTATATCCAAGTGCTATTAGAGCACTTAACATGGGCCCGGAAACTATTGTTGGACAGTTGCGTCAAACACTGACTGATGAATACATACAAGGACAAATAGCCAAGGGTAAATCATTTGCGGCCGCTTGGGAAGGTATGTTCGGGTCAGTAGAGTTTACTGCTGTTATGGAACAACAGATCGGTACTGACATTACCATTGACTGGGAAAACGGTGACAATGATGTACTCAGTGCCGCTGAGGTATACAGACTAATCTATGAAAGCAATCAACCTTGGATGCTTAGTGCTAATGGCACAATCTTCACTTATGAAAAAGAAGGTATCATTCCCGGCTTGCTAAAACGTTGGTATGCTGAACGTAAAGAGATGCAGGCCAAATTAAAAGAGTGTATTGCGGCTGGTAACAAAGTTGAAGAAGAGTATTGGGACAAACGCCAACTAGTTAAGAAGATTAACTTGAACAGTTTGTATGGTGCTATTCTTAATGCTGGTTGTAGGTTCTTTGACAAGCGTATTGGACAATCGACTACATTGACAGGTCGTCAAATTGTTAAGCACATGGCTGGCAAGGTTAATGAAATTGTAGCAGGAGAATATGACTACCGAGGTAAGGCAATTATCTATGGTGATACAGACTCATGTTATTTTTCAGCATATAAGACATTACAGAAAGACATCGATGCTGGCAATATTCCGTGGACTAAGGAAACAGTAATTAACTTATATGACCAAATTGCAGATGAGGTTAATACTACATTCCCACAGTTTATGCTGGACACATTCCACTGTCCTAAATCGCGCGGTGAAGTTATCAAAGCAGGACGTGAAATCGTTGGATCAAAAGCATTGTTCATTACTAAGAAACGCTATGCTGTCTTGTATTACGATAAAGAAGGCAAACGATCTGATGTAGATGGTAAACCTGGTAAAATCAAGGCCATGGGGTTAGATCTAAAACGCAGTGATACTCCGGAGTTTATTCAAAACTTTCTAAGTGACGTTCTCGAAATGGTCTTAACTGGTAAAGAAGAACAATCAGTATTAGATGCTATCAGCGAATTTAGAAGTTTGTTTAAGGCTCGCCCTGGTTGGGAGAAAGGCAGTCCTAAACGTGCTAACAAAATTACCGAGTATCAAGCTAAAGAAGTTAAAGCAGGTAAAGCTAACATGCCCGGGCACGTTCGAGCGAGTATCAACTGGAATACACTCAAGCGTATGATGGGAGACAAATATTCAATGGCTGTTACAGATGGTGCCAAGGTTATTGTTTGTAAACTCAAACAAAACCCAATGGGCTTTACTAGTGTCGCATATCCTGTAGATGAGCTACGTCTTCCACAATGGTTTAAAGACTTACCATTTGATCATGCAGAAATGGAACAGACTATTATTGACAACAAGTTAGACAACTTGATCGGTGTGCTACGTTGGGACATCACTAGTACAGAAGAAAAAAATACATTTAATAACCTATTTGAGTTCTAATATGAAAAAAATAATTATTGCAGGATACGGATTTGTTGGTAAGGCTGTACTTAATACTCTCAAATCAAATTATAATTGTATCGTTGTTGATCCAAAATATACCAACACTGAAATATCGCACCATCCAGATGCTGACGGTATTATCATATGTGTTGGTACTCCAACTACAGAAGATGGCGTTTGTGATGTTAGTAGTATTGCCAGCGTATTAGATTCAGTACCGACGACAATACCTGTGCTGATTAAAAGCACAGTCATACCATCAACACTTGTTGAATTAGAAAACTCATACTCAGAACATTCAATTGTATATAGTCCAGAGTTTTTACGTGCCAAAACTGCTGATTTTGATTTTGCTAATCAAACGTCTGTAATACTCGGTGGGGAAGATTTAAACGGGTTCTGGCATGAACTGTTTATTCCAGTATTGCCTAAATGCAAGATGTATTTTAAATGCAGTACAATCGAAGCGGCAACTATCAAATATACTGTTAACTCATTCTTAGCCACTAAGGTTGCGTTCTTTAACAGTATATTTGATCTATGCCAACAAAATGGATCTGATTATGATATAATCAGACAAATCATTACACATGATCCTAGGATTGGCAATAGTCATACCCTAGTTCCTGGAGTAGATGGCGAACGTGGTTTTGGTGGGCATTGCTTTCCAAAAGATACGCAAGCCTTTATAAAATATGCCAACGGCCTAAATACACCATTAGATATTTTGGAAACTGCTGTTGAATATAACAAAAAGGTAAGAAAAGTTCTTGACCTTTAAGAAAAATCTAAGTATAATCATTAAACACGGAGAATCATATGAAAGACATTTTACAAGACTTGGTAGCACATACACACGCACTGGGGTGCATTCCTTTAGTTAAGATCAGTTCTACTGACGAAGAAACATCGATTGAAGCAATGGCTGAAGATCGTTCAGTAATCGTTAACGCAAAAACACTTGCGCCAGTTGATCAATTTGTTGGTATTTTTGGCATGCCTAATCTAAATAAATTAGACATTCACTTGAAGTGCCCAGAATACAAAGAAGGCGCAAACATTAGTGTTGTCAAGGCACAACGCAATGGCGAAGAAATCCCAACAGGATTGCATTTTAAAAATGCCGCTGGTGATTTCCAAAACGATTACCGTTTTATGAACACTGACATTATTAATGAAAAATTAAAATCAGTTAAGTTCAAAGGTGCAAAGTGGGAAATTGAATTCGAACCACAAGTTACTAGTATTCAAAAGTTAAAGTTTCAAGCACAAGCACACAGTGAAGAAACTGTATTCCAAGTTAAGACAGACAACAACGATTTAGTTTTTAGCTTCGGTGATGCAAGCACACACGCCGGTAGTTTTGTTTTTGAAGCAGGTATTACAGGCAAACTAAAGCAAGAATGGGCATGGCCAGTTAATCAGGTTATGAGTATCCTAGCACTAGCAGGCGACAAGACTGTACGTATCAGTGATGCAGGTGCCATGCAAATTACAGTTAATTCCGGGCTGGCAGAATACAACTATATTCTTCCAGCGCAGAGCAAATAATTATGAACTTTATACTAGATTATATTAAATCGCATCTTCCTCAAATGGAAATGATAGGGGTAATCATGCGTATCATTAGTTTTAGTTTAGTATCGTGGTTAGGGCCAGCAAGTCCGTTTATGTTTGTATGGATCTTTAATACTATTGATGCTATATTATTAACATACTGTGCTAAGATTAGAAAAGATCCAGCTTATACATTACTAAATAGTTTTTGGATTTTAGTTGGTATAATTGGCATTGCTAGAGCCGGTGGTTGGATATAAATGAATAAAAACTTAACAGCAACACAAAACGACTACGCATACTTCTTGCCAGCAACATCGGGGTTCTATAGTACGTTTATCGGAAAACAACGATATGGCAATTATGTAGACCCTGCACGGTTGCCTGCTAGTTTTACCAACGGCGTAGAAGGATTGAATTATCTAGAACCTGATAAAGGTATGTTTTACTTCGATCATTGTTTATATTCAGCAGGACATGCTAACTTAGATCTAACTAAGCCAGATGAAACTGAAGACATGTTCCGTAAAAGAGATCGTAGCACTAGTTGGGTGTTAGGTGACTCAGGAGGTTTCCAGATTGGTAAAGGTGTGTGGGCAGGTGAATGGAAAGATCCGGATGGTCCGGAAGTGCTGGCTAAACTACAAGAATGTATTGCCAAAGGTATTGAATTGATACCTGTATTCGATGCTAGTGGCACACAGAAAGTAGATAAGAACGGAAATCCAAAGTTTACTAAATTTGACCATGTTAAAGATTACACCGCTAAATTAGAAGCCGCACAGAAAAAACGTGAGCAAGTATTGACTTGGATGGATGCCTTAATGGACTACGGCATGGTGCTTGATATTCCAGCGTGGGTGGAACGTAGCGAAGTTGGCAAGGCAGCAACTGGCATTGAAAGTTATGATCAAGCAGTTAATGCAACAAAATATAACAACGAATATTTTATCAAGCATCGAAATGGTAATTGTAAATTCTTAAACGTCTTGCAAGGTGAGACACATACTCAAGCCGATGATTGGTATAGCAAAATGAAAGATTTTTGCGATACTAAGATCTACGGCGACAAAGCATTCAATGGCTGGGCCATGGGTGGACAAAATATGTGTGACGTAGAATTAGTTCTAAAAAGATTAGTGGCATTGCGATTTGACGGACTCCTTGAAAAGGGTCAACATGATTGGATGCACTTCCTGGGCACCTCTAAGTTAGAGTGGGCAACTTTATTAACTGATATCCAACGATCTGTAAGGAAATACCATAATGAAAACTTTACCATCTCTTTTGATTGCGCCAGTCCGTTCCTTGCCACAGCAAACGGACAAATTTACATCAACACCGAAACAGAGCATAACGAAAAATGGGTCTACCGTATGCAGGCTAGTGCAGACGACAAAAAGTACGCACAAGACACAAGGCTATTCAAAGACGCAGTAATACAAGACAAGATATTTGACAAGTTTGAATCTAGTCCTATTATTGATCAAGTACAAATGAAAGATATCTGTATCTATGCTCCCGGCGACCTAAATAAGAATAGTAAAGAAGGCAAGACTAGTTGGGATAGTTTTAGCTACGCTATTATGATGGGGCATAATGTATGGATGCATATTAACGCTGTACAAGAAGCCAATCGTCAATATGATAAGGGTGTTTCTCCCGCTATGTTGATTCAAAGACTCACTGGCAAGCTATTTAAAGACGTAGTAGATGAAATATTTGCTATTGATGATAGGACATTAGCTCTTGAAGCTATTAACAAGTATCATAAATTCTTTGAAGCTATTATCGGTACACGCGGTGCAACAGGTAAAAAGCTCACTAATGCACACACCTATGCGGATGAGTTTGATATTCCCCGAGTTGATTACAGTGACTTGAAACCTGTAAAAAATGAAGAACCTATTGTTACAACATTTGAAAGTTTATTTGAATGACACTACCTGATGAAAGATATCGAGCAGTCGTACAGACTCAAAGATTTTTGCTAAGAATCTTAACTACTCCTCGAGTGCCTAAAGCCGTTAAAGATGAAGC